GCCCGCGCCGCGTCGATTTCGGCCAGATCCTTCTCCGCTGCGACGCGTGCATCGGCCTTGCTCAACCCGGCATTGTCATAACGCTCGATCAGGCGCTTGAGATCGCGCTGCCGCTCCAGCGCCCGGATCGCATCTTGATCGCCTTTTTCGCGCGCAAGATTGAGTTGCTGCTCTAGCTTAATCTCTTCGCGGCGCTCGGCTAATTCTTCAGCGGTCGGACCGGTGCGACCTTTTGGAGTGCGAGGCGTGCGGGCCTTCTTCGACGGCTTGACCTTTGCTGGGACGGCAAAGTTTCCGCCTTCAAAATCGCTCCCGCCCGGCTTTCCTCCGCCGCCCAGCGGGTTCTTGTTGTGGAACGGATCGCCCGACAGCGACTGCCCGACGTTGGGAGTAGACAACTTCGCGCCGGTCAATTCACCTAGCATTTGAATCATGCCGCCCAGCCACGGCCATATCTGCGAAATCCATTCGCCGATCCGAATGATCGCGCGACCGACTGTTTGCACAGCAGCGTCCCACGCACCCGCCCAATCGCCGGTCAGCAGCTTGACGGCAGTTTCGATCACTCCGCCGACCAGATCGGCGATGGCGGTGAAGACTTCGAAAAATGCGCCTATCAGTTGCCCAGTCAAATAGCCCGCTAGAGTCAGGAACGCCTCCAGTAGCATTCCGACGAAACCGACCACTTCCTGCAAGAATTCGCCAACGGGCGACTGCATGAACGCGTCGAGTGCTTCACTCACCCGGTCAATTGTATCGGACAGTGAGGCAAATAACTCTCGAATGCCGTCACCTACTGCTTCAGACACGAACCGTCCGAATGCCTGTAAGCCACGCAGGATCGGACCTCCGAACAATTGCAGTGCCGTAATGACCAGCCCAACCGGGCCGAGAAAACGCAGGAAAAGTGGCGCAATTCGCCCGAGAACGGCTCCGATCCCACCGAATTTCGCGACCATCTTGCCTGCGACAACCACGAGAGTCCCGATCGGATTGACGATGGCACTAATGATGGCGAAAAGCGGACCCATCTTGACTAGCACGAGGGGCAGGATTGCCACCGCAAGCGCTGACAGAGCTATTGAGAGCGGACCGAGCGCGGCGAGGAAAACACCAAAGCCCACCGCAGCGCGCTTCACGCCATCCGGCAAATTCTTGAACCGCTCGACCACGCCTTCGACCACGGATGCGAGCTTCTGAGCGTACGGTTCGAGATATCCGCCGATTTCCTCCGCGAGCTCTCGTAGGTCGCCCTTGATCTTGCGAACCTGGTTGGAAAGGCTGGTGGATGTCCGTTCGACATCCCCCTGCGCATCCGACAAACCTTCGGCGATCAGCGCCGAGCGCGCCATGATCTTGCCGTACTCGTTCACTTCCTGCCCGGCATCGACCAGCCCAAGTTCGACGGCCTTCGCCGCCACCGCCGCCTCTGTCAGGAACACGCCGAAGTCGCGCAGCGGTTCGCTCTCGCCGGTCAGACCCGAACGTATCTTCCCCATCGCAGTGTCAAAATCGGTGTTGTAGAAGCTGGCCGCGTCCTGGGCGAGTACGGTGAAGCGCTGCGACAGGCGTGCCGCCGCCGCCTCGGTAGGGGCTGCCGCCTTGAAAAGCTGACCGAAGGCGAGCGCACCTTCCTGCATTTCACCGGTCGCGCGGCCCATCGCGTCGCCGGTCTGTTCGGCCCAGCGGTTCATACGCCCGGCCATATTGCCGAAGGTGTAATCGAACGCCGATTGCAGCTCCGACGCGTCCGCTGCCGCTTTCGTGAACAGCACGCCAAGCCCAGTGAGCGGGAGCGTCATGCCCACGGTCATCCGCTTGCCCGCATTCGTCACTGCATCGCCGACCTTGCCAGCGAGGCCAATGATACCCTTGAAGGCACCTTCAACGACGGACGTGCCGCGCTGAAAATCCTCTAGGTCCCATGCGAGGGAGGCCGACAGCTTAGCGATGGTTCCGCCTGCCATTTGCACCTCCTCAATTGGATATTCAGCGCACGTGATGTATTCGGCCAGAAATTCGGCCTAGGAGATCGACACATGCGTAGGGTTTTGGTTTTGCTTGGATCAGGGTTTGCCGCATCAGCGAGCCCAGCATTGGCCGACTGGCAGCACACCCGCTGGGGCATGTCGGTCAGTGAAGTAGTCACATCATCTGCAGGTGAGGCGGCACCCGTCAAAGGTACAGATGGCGATCAGGTTCGAGGGCAAGACTTAGGCGCTGAAGGTACTTACGATGCAGGCGGGTTCAGCTTCCGCTCGCAATTTTACTTTTCGCCTATCTCCGGCGGACTGTCAGCAATACGTTTGCACCCGGACGATCAGAGGGCTTGCCCGCTGTTGGAACGAGAAATCCGCGCGGTTTACTCTGCTAGCGGGCGGTCTGAATATTACAGCGCTGAGCGAAATTTGAGAGTTCGCATCACCGATGGTTACGGCCAGTGCTTCCTTCTTTACACACCTATCTCACCGCCGAATGACACCGGCCTATGATTGCCGATCGCGATTGAGGAACATGATCCAGAGTTGCGCCCCAACATGCTCCGAGCCGGGTTCCGGTTCCGGCTCTTGCTCCGGCTCTTCTTCCCCGAGCATGTCCGCCAGTGAAGGATAGGTCTTTGGATCGGCCATCCCCGACAGTCGCCCGCCCAACCAAGCGCCAAGAATGACATTGCGCTGCGCAGCCAGAGATCGCTCGCCAGCACCTTGGAGGGCGAGGATCGTGGATCGAGGCGTCTCTAGGAAGAACTCTTCCCGCCCGAAGCCCGCTTGGCGGTACGAACGGAAGATGCTTTCCCAGTCCCACGCTTCGGCTTCGCCGCCACCTGAGCCGCCCTGCCGTTTCCCACCGGCTTCGGCGGGTCGATGCTCGTCAGTACGGCCTTGAATGCTTCCTGCGCCGCAGAATCGTCCGCATCGAGGAACATTTCGATCGCATCGTCCTCGGTGATACCGGGATGGTTCACGACAAGCGCGCCGTAGAACAACGCGACGACCGTGCGAAGCATCGGATTGCGGCCCATCGCCATCGCCCGCTGCGCTTCTTCCGCAGCATCAAGCGCCGAATAGTCGAGCACGTCTTCGGCGTGCATCAGCGTTCGGTTGTTGAGGGTCAGGCGATACTCCTGACCCTCATAGGTGAACGAAGCGGTCCCTTCGAGCCGGTTTCCCATCGTCAGCCCCTTACGCCGCAGGCGGCGGGGTTACCGCGCCCTTAGCCATTTCGCGCACGCGGATCGTGAGCGTTGCGGTCTTCTTGCCGCCGGTCGAAACCTGGTTCTCTTCGTAATTGAAGATGCGCATCATGGCCGTAGCTTCCTGCGTGGAGCCGTCGTTCGCCGCACGCGATACGATCTTGCCCGGACGCTGCTCTTTGCTGAACAGGTGTTCGGAAATCTTGATGTCGGTCTCCGAACCCGGACGATATTTGATGACGGCGGTGAGGGCGGAAAGCGTCCCCAAACCAGGGATCTGCATCGCGATGCCCCCGGAGTCGAAATCGGTGTCGTCTTCCTCGTTGAAGCTCAGCGAAGGGCGCTTGATCTCGATAAGACCCATAACCTTGAAAAGGGCACCATCCGAGCCGGTAAGGTGAAGCTCTTCTTTGTCCGCAATCACGGATTCGACGTAATCGTCTTCCATTAGTCAGTTCCTTGTGCTGGTGAGTTGGGGACGAAAAAATCGAGAATCGTCCGAAAAACCTTCAATCCCCCCGGAAGGTCTTCGGGGTCTGCGTCTCGCTCGAAGGCGAGTTGCGATCGGTTGAACCGCACATCGCTGAACGTCGCCTCGCGCTCCATCTCAACGATCAGCGCGTCCTTCGTGGCTTTCGCGCTCAGCGGGGTCAGGTCGAATATCTCGGCGCGAATGCGCGGGCGGGTCAGGCCATCGGTGCCGCCCTGGTAATAGTCCCGGCCGGGCGACACGGTGGTCAGCACCAACGCGGGAAAGGCGGTCTTGTCGTTGCTCTTGCGCTCGTTCCAATCAACGGCAGCGCGGTTGTGAACCTGGCCCCACGCGATCGGAGCGGCACGTAGGCGGTCTTGCAGGGCTCGCTCCATCAGATCGCCCCTTCAATTCTGGCACCGATGCGACCGCCGAATATCTCGATCACGACGCCTTCATTGGCGTCCACTGCCGGGGCGAGCATGGGTTGAGCGCGGTGATTGACCGTGCCGAACTCCCAGAAATGCCCCTTCCAGTCGCCGATGATCACGCCGACCGTGCCGTCCTCGAAGATCGTCGCTTGGATGCTGTCGCGCAGGTCGCCTTTATCGACCGGCGCCAAGCTGCGCGCATCCTCCGCGATAGGCTCCACCGCGATTAAGCCGTCTTCTTGCAGGTTGCGATCAGAGACGGCTTCTCCGATAGATTTCAGGTTCGCCAACGCCTCTTGAACGCCGTCGAGCCGGAATTGCATCAGGCCTCGTCCACTGCCTTTGCGATGTCGGCCTTCACAACTGCACCGCTTTTGCCGCTGCCCTTCTTAGGCAGGTCGATGTTCCGCTCTTCAGCCTCGTTCTTCAATTCGGCCACGGTCGGCTCGACCAGTTCGACGAACCCGAATGCGATATCGGTGGCGGGGCGATCGTGCTGATACTCGTCGCCCACGGCATGGACACCGTGCACGTTCTGGTGCCAGCGCAGGGTTTTCACCTTCGGCATCGTATCATCCCTCTATGGAGCCGCGAACGGCAGTGATTTCGAGATATCCACGCTCGGGCGTGTCGGGAGCGATTCCTTCGATGTCCCACACCGACCCGGCGTAAACAATCCGATCCTTTAGCGTGACCGCGCGCGTGTCGCTGTCCATCAGCAGCCCGAACGTCGCGGCCTGTGAGCCTTGCTCCATGGCGGCTTCCCGGCGCTCCGAACCCTTGCCCATCCAAACCTGCGCCCAACGCTTGAAGGTGATGGGCGTCTCGGATTCGACCTCTTCGCCGTATTCATTCTGAGTGAACGTGAATCGCTCAAAGACGATGCGCTTGTCGCGATTGCCAGCCTTCACACCCGCAAACTCCGGTAAGGGCGGCACAGAGCCTCCACAGCCATCATCGCGGCGCTATCACTCTCTCCGGTGCGCCATTCGTCGTATTGCGCCCGTAGATGCACCAGAACGGCGCTCACGAGGTCCGCAGGGGGCTCGGTGTAGCCTGCCGTGTAAGTCAGCAAGACAAGGGTGTTCTCGTCCATGGTGGGCCAGGTCGAAAACGGATAGGCCCGATCGCGCACGATCTGCGCGTCATCGATAAGTCCCGCGCTGCCATCCGAGCCGGTGTAGTCAATGCTCAGGTCGTCCGGGTTCGGGCCGTAAAACAGCGGCAGGTAGGGACCGAATGCGCTTTCGTCCTGCGCCACCTCGCGCCGGGTCAGCAGCTTGCCGGTGTGGTTCTCGACCCATGCGATTGCCGCCGCCAGATACTGCGCGACCAGCGTGTCTTCTTCGTCGTGGTCAATGCGCAGATGCTGCTTGGCGAGGGTGAGG